TATAATAAAAATGAAACACAGAATTTTTGAACTATATAAACCACGTTCACTCGCAGAGTTTTTGGCATTCTACAAAGAGAATCCTAAGGAAACTTTTGTATATGTATTACAGCACCCGGCGCCACAAATAAATATTTTAAGTGCGTCAGATTTTGGATATTTGGTAATTTGTTTACCATCAACAGATAATATGTTGTACAGCACGGCACCTTTTATTAGAAAGATGAGAAAAAATTTACAGGATTTTAAACCCGATGATTATATTTTATGTACGGGTGATCCTTCAATTATTGGATTATCCACTGCTATTGTTAGTGACATTACGCAAGGACAATTTAATCTCTTGAAATGGGATAGACAAGAGAGAAGATATTATCCCTTAATGATAGACATATATAATAAAGGAGAAATAGAGTGAGTACACTTACATTAGATGATCTAGAACAAGATCAACAAAACTTAATAGAAAAATCAGATATAAAAACTTTGGCTATGCATTGTCAAGAACTGCAGGCGCATGAAGAAGAGATTATAAGACTAGAAGAACAAGTTAAAGATATCAAACAAAAAGCAGATAAAATTTCATCAGAGGTGATACCAGAATTACTTGCAGAGCAAGGGCTGTCATCTTTGAAACTTGCTGATGGTAGTGGAGTAGAAGTTAAAAAAACTTACAGTTGCACTGTAAAAAAAGACTCTATGGAATTAGCATACAACTGGCTTCGAGAGAATGGACTCGGTGATCTTATTAAAAATGAGGTTGCTGTTACATTCGGTAAAGGCGAAGATAACAAGGCAGAGCAATTGCTTAGCCTTGCAGAGCAAGAAGGTTATGAGCCTCAACAAAAACAAAAAGTTGAGCCCATGACATTGAAGGCTCTCTACAGGGAGCGTGTCGAGGCCGGCCTCGACATGCCTTCCGAATTCTTTCACACGTTTGTGAAGGATCAAACTAAAATAGGCCGGAAATCGTGAATCATGAAACATTAACAAGGAGAATATAATCATGAACCAAGTAGCAGAAAAAAAGAAGACAGACATTGCTTTAACAAGCATGTTTGAAGAAGACGCTAATACAGCTATAGGAGAAATGGGAGCAGAAGATTTTGCTTTACCTTTCCTAAGAGTATTAGGACAACTATCACCCGAGATAAATAAACGGGACGCTAAGTACATAGAAGGCGCTGAAGCAGGTATGATATTTAATACCGTGACTAAGCAAGTGTATGATGGTGAGAAGGGAATCAACATAATTCCATGTTATTATAAACGTGAGTATGTTGAATGGTCGGATAGAGGAACAGGAACAAGTGCTCCTGTAGCTATACATCCGTCAACAAGTGATATCATCAATCAAGCTAAACGTGATGCAAATTACAAAGATAGATTATCTAATGGTAACTATCTTGAAAACACTGCATCGTATTTTGTATTGACTGAAGATATGCAAACCGCACTAGTAACCATGAAATCTACGCAGTTAAAAGTTGCGAAGAACTGGAACACTATGATGAACACGTTAAAGATCAAAGGAAAGAATGGTCTGTTCACACCGGCGGCTTACAGTCACGTGTATAACCTTAAAACAGTAGAACAATCAAACGACAAGGGAACTTGGTTTGGTTGGAGTGTTGAAAAGGTTGGACCAGTACAAGAAAAATCTTTGTATGAGTCCGCAAAAAGTTTTGCTGAGAGTGTGTCTAAGGGAGACGTCAAAGCAAAACATGGTAATGACAGTACTAAGTCAGACGACGAAGTACCGTTTTAATTAACCATGATGTTCCGGGCAACTCCCCCTGCCCGGAACATATTTCTAGTATGAAAAGAAGCAGAGAATCGTTATATCAAATGCGTTACTATCGTAAAAAAACGATGGACGCTTTACGTAATGAAAATAAACGGCTGAAAGAGCGAATTAATTTAATTCTAGACAGTCCGGAGGGAAAAGAATATAAACGAAGAAAGGCTCGCGAATACTATCGTGAGTATAGAGAGAAAAATAAAGATAAAATTAGAGAGTATCAAAGAGAGTATGCAAAAATTTAAGGATATATTTGAAGGCAATAATAGTGCTTATGGACAATTAATATTATCAGGCGAAACTACAGACAAAGGTAAAGCCGTTGGTAAAGCATTTATTAAAAGAGAATCAATTCCTGATCAGTTATGGAAAGAACACATTGAAGGTAAAGAGCCTGCACTAGGGGTAATACCTATTAATGAAGACAACATGTGTAGATGGGGATGTATTGATGTTGATGAATATAATTTAAGTCATCAAAAAATAATTGACGATGTAAAGAAAGCAAAGTTTCCATTAGTAACATTTAGATCAAAGTCTGGCGGCGCACATTTATTTTTATTTGCGAAAGAGTTTATTCCAGCATCACTGATGCAATCAAAATTAAAAATGATGTCAGAGGCGCTAGGCTTTGGCGGTAGTGAGATATTTCCTAAACAGACAGAGATACTCGTGGAGCGTGGAGATACAGGAAACTTTTTAAACTTACCATATCATGGAGACACATTAGGTTTTAGGTATACGTTTTTAGAAAATGGAGAAGAAGCTAGTCTAGAAGAGTTTTATAAAATATATGACAACTCAGTACAGACTAAAGCTCAAATAGAATCTATTGTAGTAAAAGGCAAGGTTGTAAAAGAAGAAGCATTTAAAGATGGGCCACCATGTTTAAATAAATTAGCAGACGAAGGTTTTGGTGAAGGCTCACGTAATAATGCATTATTTAATGTAGCTGTATATCATAAACAGGCTAACCCGGATAATTGGGAAGATAAAGTTATGGAGGATAATACTAAGTGGATGAATCCACCATTAAACTATAAGGAAGTACAGGCACTATTAGCATCAGTAAACAAAAGAGGTTATGATAAATATAGGTGTAAAGATCAACCTATTTGTGGAGTATGTAATGCTGCTAAATGTAGAACTAAAAGATTTGGTGTTGGATTTGAGGAAGAGCAGATGCCGGAGATGGATACATTAAGTAAGATAGCATCTAACCCACCGCAATGGTTTTTAAATGTTGGTGGTAAAAGAATAGAACTAAACTCGATGCAGCTACACAATGCTAATTTATTTGCGTTGGCTGTATTAGATCAAGCTAACATTATATCTCCTATACCAAAAGCAAAAGACTGGAGAGAGATTTATCTAAAACAACTTATGTTAAATCTAGAAGAGATAGAGCCTTTAGAATCATTAAACAGCAACGAACAGTTAGAAAATTTATTGTATGACTTTACAGTGCATAGAGCACAAGCAAGAACTAAGGAAGACATATTGAATAAAGCAGCGTGGACCGATGATGATAAGAAGATAACATTATTTAAGATGGATGATTTCTTTGCATTTGCGAAACGTAATAACTGGGAGATGGATAAAACTAAAACAGGTAATTTATTAAAACAATTAAAAGATATATTTGTAGAAGAGGTCAGATTAAAGATTAAAAACCAAACTCCTCGTCTTGTAAAAATAAAAGCTATGAAGAGATATGAACCGGATGTTTCTCAAAAGCCATACGAAGAAGAGGTACCTTTCTAATGAAAGAATTAATACTAGGTCCTCCAGGTACAGGTAAAACAACTGAGCTTTTAAACATAGTTAAAAAACATTTAGATGAGGCTGTTGATCCTAAGGAAATAGGTTATTTTTCTTTTACAAAAAAGGCGGCTATTGAAGCTAAAAGCAGAGCTATTGAAAAATTTCCAATGTATGTTGAAGAAGATTTTCCTTATTTTAGGACTTTACATTCACTAGCATTTAATCAGCTACGATTAAAGAAAACACAAGTAATGCAAAAAGCTAATTATAAAGAGTTTGGAAAAGATTGCGGCATACCTTTAGACATAAAAATTGCTTACAATAGCGAAGAAGATGGAACATTTACTACCGACAATGAATACTTAAGATTGATAGATAAAGCGAGAGCCATGGACATACCTTTGCTAGATCTATACGACAGAAATACACATTATAT